GGAGCAATCCACCCAGATGTGACGTGGTATGTTGAAACGATCGGCGGTAATGGTGTTCCTCGAAAGGCGACTGTCACGCAAGCAAACTGCGGAACGCACGGGCAGCAAAACGTCTCCAATGACACCTTTTGCTGAAGAGAAACATTTGACGAATCCCAAATGATTGGCGGCTGGTCACATCCCGTGCAACAACAATTCGGATCATTCCCCTTACCGGCCATCACGCACCCCCAAACGAACATAGCGGCTTAGCACAGCAGAGAGAAAACACTTCCCACTTTGGCGTGAACGGAGGATACCCAGTTCTGCAACTATCCGCCGTTAAGCTACTTGTGTATTTCGCCCACCCCATTCGCCCAAACAGCATATCATAAGGTTCATCAAAATAACATCCGGACGGATCGCACACTTCGACAACTCCGAGAGGAGGGCCGAAACCAAACGCGGCATTCAAGTCTCCTGGAACGTCGTAAAGCGTATACCCAGCATCCCATGCCTTAACTTCACCTAGAACCGTTAGCGTGTTCGGATCTGATGAAATAACCAAGAATCGAATCGTCGTGACTCCTGATCCGCTGGACGATTTTGGCGAACGAAAAAACAGCGATCGTTTTGGATCGCCTCCATTATCACTATGGCCATGAGCAATGAATCCCATCCCGCCTTTTGATATCGTCCAAGATCCGTTTTTTGGACCCCACTCTTCTCCTGCAATCGGATTGGCAATCGTCGGATCAATTGCAACGTAAAGAAATTGATCAAAGTAACCTAAACCACGTTTTCCTGTGTCAATTGTCACTTGCCCAGTTACCATCACATTTCCGGCCAACCCGGTCGCATACTGCTTCACATGCGTCAGCGTAATTGCTTCATTGTTCTCAGTGGCCGTGGTTGTCTCGACCGAAACAGCAACGACAACCGACCTCGGAGGAATCGGTATTCCCGAGTCGTTGACAATCAATGTGCTGACCGCTGGAAACAGAGCCGTCATGTCGTGCTAGTTCCTAACAGTGCCGTTTTTCGTGCTTGCTCATACTTCATGTACTGCATTTGCTCTGCCATTCCCCGATTGGCAACCTGTCGTCTTCGTGCGTCAAAGTCTGGCGTGTAGAAACTGTGCTCGGTCCCCTGGCTTGCAATTGTCGATGAACCTTGACCAGATATCGACCATGTAATCTGATTGATTGAACCGTCCATGTCAATCCCATACAAGCCAATGAACGTCTTTTGCTGGCTTCTCACGGTTTGATACCGACGAGCGTATGACTCCGCGTAGTATTGGCTTTGTCGAATAACTTCGTCAAGATTTGTGACGGACATTGTTCCCCCGAAGATGTTTTGAGTCTTGACCCAAGGATGAATGTCATCCTTAACGATCGTGACCGCAAAATCCTTGTTTGTCCCGTTGCCGATCTGCATGAAGTGTTCATATCGGTATGGTTGCCACGTTTTTGGGTCTCTGACTTGGCACGCACACGTCAAATATAACTGAGCTTCCACCCATTCCAAGGGGGATGCGATGCCTGTAAGGGGATGAATTTCGCTGAGTGCCGGGATTTGCCGATAAAGTCGTTGGCTTGTGGAAATAATCGACCGATTCGTGTCAATCGGATCCAGACTCATTGAGAACGATGCCCGTTCATCCTCGCTGGTTGATGAGTTCGCGGCTTGCTTATCAATCCGCGTCCCAAGCGGATATTCCGCCAGCCTTCCGTCCGCCAGTTTTCCATAAAACCGACCCCATATGTACGCGCCTCGCTTGTGCTCAATGCCAAGATAATCCGTCCACGTATCAACCATTTCATTCGTCAGTATGATTTGCTGAATTGTCACAGGATCATCAATTTTGGGAAACTTGTAACACCATTCCCCGCCAGTGTTTTGAACCGCATACGGATCTCCCTCAAATTTCAATCTCCATGAGCGAAACACGGTATCTTGTGCCAGTTCTTGTTTGCTGATTTTGGTCCCGTCAGGCAACACAAACCGAAGTGGATTGGTATTGCAAAAGTTATCAGGCCCATCAAGCCCAAACCCGCCAGAAGGAAGCCATTTATCCAACGCATAAGACAAATCGTTCAAATACTTCCAGCTTAAATCCGTGTCTTTTCCAATTGCCGCCAGTGGCAAACTGACCTGGTACTTAATCGGCGCAGACACGATCTTGATGTAGTCTGGAATTTCCTGCGGATCAATCCCTTCGCCAACGTCTTGAGCCGGGTAATCTGGAAGATTTTCCCCCTCGCCAATGACAACAACCTTCCATCCTCCGATTGATCGAACTGGAACAATCCGGCATCCAAGTTCATGGCAAATCCGTTCCATTTCTTGGGCTGGGTTTGAATGATCCCAATCAACTTCCGGCCTGGCTTCATTTGGCAGGCTCGAAACATCAAACACCGTCACCCCAAGAGCCTTGAAGCAAAGCGTAACGAGTTCCTGCGGAGTCTTTTCTCGATATGGAACGATTGCGTTATTTGGCAGACGAAAGTTGTGCTTTCCGGAAATCGAAGCATCTTCCCACGCCCATCGTTCATCCAGAAACCGAACTTCACATATTTGGCCACCGGAACCCGCCACATACCGAATCGAATCAATATGGCAGTTCCTTAAAACGATCGTGTTCTGGTTGTACGTCAATACGATGTCGCCGTTTTCGTCCGGCAATCCATACTGAGGGAACACTTTCATTGACCCAACCGCCGCACGCACGCCGCTTGTGTCGCAAAACTCAAATGACTCAAACGCCTCAATGCCTGGGTATGATGCAAAACCAAAGTTCTCAAGTGCCATTCAATCCCCTCAATCAAGTGTAGACGATTGTCGTGTTTGCCCCGTGTGAAACATTGACCGACGTTGCCCCATTCACATTCAGCGACAATGTTCCTGAGTTAACCGACTTCTGCGCGTCTTTAATCGTCACCGACGACGAATAGACATTGATTGGATTGGTGACGACTTTCGCACGAGGATCAAGATCAAAGTTAATGGTCGCTTGATCATACGCATTGATTGTCCCAATTGCACCGGCAGTCTGGACGTTGATTGCCCCCTCGTACGCGTTTACGGTTGTAGCCGTCACTGAATCCATGAAGTCTACGGTCCCGCCCGATGACCCTTGAGTCAGTGTTGTGACATTCGATTGAAGCCGCAAATACCCGCCGTTTTTCGTGATTGTCGTCAGTGTCGCCGACTTTCCTACCAACAGCGAAACGTCCGTAAATGCATTGCTTGCGTATCCCGTTTTGACGACTGGGAACGTAGCGACAGTCCCTTGGTAAAACGCCAACCCCACGTCGCCCCTTGTAATATCAAGTTCGCTCGTGCTTGCACCGCCAGAAATTAGCACAATTGGAATTCCAGCATCTGGCCGTGACATGCTCGTGTTGAGTACTCGAACCGTGGCTGTGCTTGTGCCAAATGCCAAATTGCATCTTTGAATTGATGGACTGTTGATACTTGCGGTTGATGTGCCGCTAGGAAACGTCAAGCTGGCTGTTCGGTATTCCGCATATGTCGTTGCGTTGTTCGAATTGATAAACGGACGCCCAATTGAACCCGCATATCCTGGTTCAACAATTGTTGTGCATCCTGTTAGTCCGGTGTTTAATCCGTTCAGGCATGAAACCGAACCGCTGTCAAAAACAAACGTATCGTTGTTTACTGGCGCCGCCGCATCCGACCAGTTCGCCGCCGCATTAAAAAATGTTGGTCCTGTTGCTACGGTCGTATTCGCGATTGTGAATGTTGCCGCCCCGCTTGTTGATACACTGACCGTGACTGGGTTTCCCGCAGTTGTGGCTGTCATTGCCAATGAAGTGTACGGTCCCCCAATTGGCAACGCTGCGTACGTCAACTCCGTAAACTCAACTGGAGGAACTGGACTGACCGCCGAAAGGCTTGTTTGCAATCCCAATAAAATCGTCGATACGGTATCGGAAGATCCCGCAACAAACGTAATTTTTTTCGCGTTGATCGTGACGGTATACGTTTGACTAACAACCGTTCCCGACAGTGAAACCGTCCAAATATCTGAAACCGCTGCTGCGTTTCCAAGCCATCGTTTAATCGCCATAATCAACCTCTCACATGAACAGAAGAAAACAACGGTGTTGCGCTTCGGAATTTGTACGACCAGTTGACTCCGTACTCAACTGGAACTCCACGCATCATCTTGGGCGAAGTGTACGTTACTTGACGAGAACCGTCTTCGCCAGAAAATGAGTTTGGAAAGATCGGCGGTTCGGGATTTGGATTGGGTGTTCTCAATTTGGCCGTTCCGCTTTGAGTTGCGTAATAAAACGAAGACGTGGACACGTTTTGGATGATCGGTTGTCCGGAAATCGGAACTCGGGCCACTTGCAGCGGAAGCCCTTGGTTATCACTGAACTGAAGCTGCTCACTGTACTCAAGGATATCTCCAGGAGCCGACAAAAACGAATCCATTTGCAGTTGAAACGTGAATCGCAAATACGTCACCGATTCAGCTCCTTGCATCTGTTCGTGGGAAATTGGATTCAACACAATCACTCCACCGATCGCACGCGAGTTGTCGAAAAAGAACGGCGTCCTGTTGCCGTTGTTGTCCAGCATCCCGGCTGAATACCCGTTGACGGAATACGCCGCTCTCATGTTTGCGAGGGCATTGAAAATCTCCGACTGCGAGTTCGCCCCCTGCTTGACAATCTTTCCGTACATGCTCCATGTTTCTTGCAGAATGTTCGCTCGCTGCGTTGTGGAAAACAGCACGACGCGAGAAATGGCTGAAAAGTTGACTTCGGCTGATTCGTGAACGTATCCACCGTAAAAGAATCTCATTACACCCACCTCTTCAACGCGGCGATTCGCGATTTAATGATTTCATCCAACGCTTTAAACGTGGCCTCTAAGTCATCAAACGCTTTTGTCGCCATGTACGAACTTTGAATTGTTTTAATCAGCTCCTTGACTTGAACCTCTTCTTTTGCCCCAGTGTCTTTGATCTGTTGAACAAGATCCGGTTCTTCCGCCGCTTGTGCTGCCTCAGTAGCCTTTGCTTCAGCTTCGGATTTCTTAATATCAATGTCTTGCTCAAGAATATCTTTTCCGCTTTCAAGCCCTTGCTGCTCCCGTTGCTTTCTCATGGCGGCTGCGACTTTTGTGCCCTCGGGGACTGGCAGTTCCAATTCCGATTGGTTGAATGTTTCCGTGTTTCCAAGCTGCATCATCCGCAGTCGCTTGGCCTCTATGTTTTTCATTCGCGTTCTCATGCCAGGTGTCATCCCCCCGACCGTCCTGCGATTCTCGGCAATCTTTTCTTTATCTTGCTCGAAGTTTTTGCGCGCCTCCTTCGTGGCTTCCCGCAAGGTGTTCAGTTGTTCCGCAAGAGACTTTGATTTGTCTCGCCCGAGTTCAACTGATTTTGCGGCGAACCCAGCTTCAATCTCCGATTCTTTTGCAAGTTGTTTTTTTCTCTCAAGTTGTTCCCGAAGTCCCTCGGCGTCAAGTTTTGCGTTGTGGATTCCGACTTGTGACGTTGTCATTCCTCCGCCGGCAATCGCCTCAACATCAGCCCCAAGAGATGGTGCAGCATACCCGCCAAGAGTTGCCCCAATCGCCGCACTTGTTAATCCGCCAAGTGGCGTTAACGACAACGCGTTCCCAACTGCCCCCATTGCAGCAGTTGCGCCTTGGCTTTGCTTGGGCTGTTCAAGTTTCTCCTTATTCAGTGCTGATATCTTTCTGTCGAACGCATCCTTGCTTGCCGCCTTATCTTCGGCAAACTGCGTTTTTGCTTTGTCTAATTCAGCCTGCTGAGTTGCTGTATTCGCGGTTTTGAATCGTGCTTCGTTCCCTCGCTCAACAATTGATTGGCTTCGCTCTTCTCGTTCTCGAATCTCTTGTCGGCCAGCATAATCTCGCGTTGATGCTGCTTGCTCTGCCCGAATGCGGGACTCCGTGTTGCCGCGATTCTCTTGAGTGAATGCTCTCAATCGGGATGAATCGTCAAATCGCGTCGTTGTATTTGATAATTGTAACCCCATTTTGGCATTACGGATCGTGTCGCCTGCGGTTATCTCAGCCCGAACGCCAATCACGGTCGTGTTGATGCGTGCCATCTCACGGTCGAGGGCTTTTATATGTACTTGGAGTTCCCTCCATACCACATAACTGCCTGCTACCGCTGCCGTCAACATGATCAACGGGTTTGCGAGGCTTTGCATTAACGCTGCGTTGCGTGCCGCCGCTGTCGCAGATTCCGCATTGGCAGTTGCTGTATCTGCAACTGCCCCTAATGCGGTTGCCCTGTTCCCGAGGGATGTTGCCCTCGCTCTTGCCGTTGCGGCATGTGTGCTAAGAGCGCCAAATGTTCGCCTTGCAACGCGAGCGCGTCGTGCCGCTTGGCGTGCGGTTCGCACTGCCGCTTGATGTGCCTGAGTTGCTTGCCTTGCGGCCTCTGCGTGAACGCCCACGTTTGCTTGTGCAAGGTTTCTTGCATGTCGCGTCAATGCTATTCTTCGCTGCAGTCGAGCTCGAGCCTGCGGCCCAGTAGCATGAAGAAGTTGTCCTTGCAACGCAAGTATTCGATTTCGATGAGTTGTGACAATTCCGCGTGCTCGCTGCAATTGTTGATTTGCCGATGCACTCGCCGCACCAAGATTGCTGGCATGTGACTCTGCCGCAATCCTGGCTTGTTCCGCTGGTCCGATCGCTTGCTGCGCAATATTTGCGTTTGATGTTAATGTTAGCGAACGAGCAAACGCAGCATTTGCGGCTTGCTCTGCGGCGGTCGCCCTTGCGGTCGCCCGCTGTGCCGCGTCTGCCGCTCGGGTTGCAACTCCCGCAGATGCGTTTCCTCCTTGGTTTACCGATCCTGCAACTCGACTGATTCCCTGAATGCTTGCCGCTACGGCATTTATGGAACGTGCCGCTTCCGCAGATCCGCTTGCGGCAATCCGAACGATGATATCTTTTATTGTGGCAGACATTTGGCAATTGCCCTAAGCATCAGGTTCATTTGCTCTTTAGCCTTGGACTTGTCGCAATAATCCAACACGCTTTTGATGACCGCTGCATTTCTGCGAACGACCGCATCATCAGGGAATTGCCCAACCGCTTCGCATTCTTGGTAATGCTGCAAGCAATTTAGATTGTCGCTTGACAAGGTTTTTGGATGCTCAGGAGTTCCTTTTGGGCATCCACGACTCGGATCTCTGCACGCTGCAAGAAATGAAGGGCCGGAATTCAGCAATCTGAGTTCCGGCTTTCCATCACGCCCAAACTGCAACTCTCCTGTTGTGTCGTCAAACTGATACACCAAGCAATGTTTGCAGTTCCTGTCAGCGACTTCGGGATGCAATATCTTCAATCGCACCCCCGCTGTCAGTTTTTTACTTGATCTTCGTCCGATGGCTTTGGCAGTACGTTTGGCTTAACATCGCTGGTCTGTGAACCTCGAATGATTCGGTACAGGTTCCCGAACAAATAAGGATTCATTCGCTCAAGTGCTTCCGCCGACACTGGAACAGGATGAATCCCAACGCTCATCAGGTTCCACGAGATGATTTTGCTGGCAATAAACTTGCAAGCAATCTTCTCCGCACGAATCACGGACTCTGGATCAAACTCCTTGCTTTTCGATGCAACTTCCACTTCCGCATCAAGCCTGACCAGTTCCATTCTCGTTGCTGGTCGGTATGTGAATTCAAGCGATTCATACAACCGCTCGCCGTTTGAAGGCTCCTCCGGTGCTGCAGCAATGTAACCGTCGTCTCGTGTGTAGCCGTCTGAAATATAGCTTGTCATGTCTTTCCCCAAGGGTTACGCGGGCAGTGCAACGACAACTTCCTTTGTTGTCGAGAGACCGTACGCTTGATAGTTGAGCGGCAATCGCAAATGTTGCCGCCCAGGTACTGTAACAGTTTCGGGCATTGCTACCAATGCCCCAAACGTAAACGAGAACACGCTTGCCCCGTTAGTAAACGCAACAGACGCTGCTCGTGCCGTACCTGCTCGCGTATCGGTCTGAAGAACAGATTCCGTTGACGTGTATTTGGTTTGAATTCCGAGCGTGATAACCCGATCGGTTGGTTCAAGGTCCGTGGCGGTTTGGCCCTGCATGTACGTTGGCTCAATCTTGTTGTCGATCGACAACTCAAACTTATCCACCGCATACGAAATTGCGTTTATCGTGATCCCACTTCCCATGTCGTAAAACATGTACGGGCGAACCGTGAGGTCCATTGCAGGAATGCTGGCCGATGCAAACACACCCGCCGCCTGAATTACTCCTGGTGCTGCAATCGTTCCGATCGTTGTGCCAACAAGTTCCAGTTTCAGCTTAATCTTTTGTCCCGGCGATCCGCTGAATGTTGCTTTTGTGACTCTCGTCGTGAATGTCACGCATTTGTTGACGAAATCTCCCAGCAAGTAAAGGTTAGGAAGCGTGTCTGCCACGACATACGACCCCGAGGAGGACGCTGTCCCAAGAATGAACGGCATCAACAGTACAAGTTCCGCCGGCGTTGGCTCAAACGAAATTGAACCACCAATTTTGATGTTCCCAAGAGCAAGTCGTTCGCTGGCACGCGTCCGCGTGCCTCTAAGCCCATCATCTTGAATCAGCTCAATCGATTCTTTCAAATCGTGATCGTAAAACTCAAGTCGTGCTGACGATGCTGAAAACGTCGTTGTTGCCGCAAGATTCGCGTATGGCTGCATTGCAAGTGCCGCCAGATAACCCATTGATTCAGTCATGCTGTTCCGTTTCTGTTTGGATTGTTACTGGCGAGGATTCCGGCGAGGGTTGCGATTCAGTCTGATCCCACGATTGGGCACACTGAATAGCTTCGGGAATTGTCTTGAATGGACCTCGAAGAATGTCTCCTCGACGCACGGTCGAAGAAAACCCTTCTTTATTTGAATCGTCCGGCACGCTGACGATCTGGCAATTGTTCACGTTCATGTTTCTCTCAATTAAGGTAGCTTGAAATTCCAGCCGCTTCCGAAAATTGACGGCAAGTTGAAGTTCCATCCTCCACCCGCTGGCGGAAGTGGCACATTCCAAACCGTCGTATCTTGCACTTGCTCCAACGATTTATTCATCTCTTCGATCGTTCGGTCAAGTACTTTTTGCTCAAATTCCGCCATGAGTTTTTCGCTTATTCCCAACGTCGGTCTTGCTGGCCGATTTCCGTACGCAGATTCGTGAACCAGAGCATACGGCACAAGCGATCCGTACGTCAAACTGTGTGAATCCACCTCGTTGAAATTCCCTTCTCCGTCTACGTCTACCAGCGAAGTTCTAAGTGCTCCTGTTTCCACTAGGATTGTACCGTGGCCCTTTTTCTGAATCGTGCTTTCCGCCAACGGCGCCCATGGGTTTCCGTGAACATCCGACTGGCTCTCGAACATTTCAGATTTTTCGTTGGCAATTGAGTATCGAAACTCTCGAAGCAACGCTGAGTAATCTGTTTTGTCAACAACGCTCGCAACATCTGCGAACATTTCTCCCGAAATGCTCAGGGTGTCAGTCATATTCGTGGCTCCTGGAAATACGCTCGAACCATAATGCTGCTGACAAACATGTTACGATCAAAGAACGCCCTAAGTTCTACGGCATTTTGCGGCTCGACCAGCAAATTGTAGTTTTGCCCCAATCCTGAAATCGCGGTATTGTTCAGTTTTCTTCGAATGGATTGCCTCCAACCAAGTCGTTGCTCTAAATCCGTTACCAATCGCTTGGCGATGATTGCCACCAGCACACCATAATAACAACCGTCTCGATCGTTGAGTTCATCACCCATTTTTTCAGGGCCAAAAGGGCTGACTGAAATGAACGGCAGCGTCTGCGCTTGGTCTAAGTAATTTGGAACTTCCTGAATTACCGTTCCGCCCGTCAATCCCGTCAACGCCAATCCGTCAATCACCGCTTTAATCGCAGTGAGGGTATCAAAGTGATTGGAAATTCCAGCCATATTACACAATCGACTTTCTGACGAGGCATTCCCATACCGTTCTGACCGACATCAGCCTGGCAGAAATGACATTGTATCCAATTCCATCCACCGTGATAAGGTCTCTTGGTCGAATCTCGCGGCCATTGTTTGCTGGATTCAACTGATCGTCTGGAACTTTTAGCAGCGTCTCATCACCTTGAATTGCCACGTTTCCATACGTCGTAAACGTGACATTGACTGGTTTGAACCAGCACTGATAGCACGTCAAGACAGTTGGAGATATTGACTCGGGGAGTAGCGTCACCGTTGATGTGAATTTCTCGGGCACAATCCCCATCAATCCGCGAGCGATAGCACGATTTAGCATCCACTACCTTTCAGACTGGAATTGAACGGAACTGAGACAGCATGTGAGAGTAAGATCCCCATTGCTTCGCTGCGGTCGTCGGATCAAACAGCGAAACCGAAGCATCTTCGTATCCAAGACTTGAAGCTCCGCCCCCCACCGACGCTTGCATTATCATACTGGAAATTAGGCTATTGCAAGCCATCACAATCACTGGTGGAATCACTTCGTATCCTGCCCGGTAAACAATCTTAAAATTGCCTGCCGGGATTGGGGGAAGATTGGCAACGGTCCCTGTGAATCGTGACGGCCTGCCGTACCAGACCGATCCGATTCGACGCAAGATTCCCTGTCCGCCTTTGTGATTTAACCCATCAAGCAAACACCACTCGACGCCTTGCGTCAGATTGTTGGCCGCTGGGAATGCGTTGGGGCCATCGCCAAAATACCCTGCATTGTCATAACAAACAGATGTAACGGAAATTACCGGAGACTGTCGAAGTACCAGGTGGGCAGATCCATCGCCCGACTGGTACTCGACATAATCCGTGGCCTCAATATCGCGATTGAGTTGCTGCTTAACGTACGAGGACACGCCATCAATCAAAGCTTTGATTTGCGTATCCTTGCTCGTATCAGCGGACGATAAGCCCATCTGAGCTTTAACGGACGCAAGCGTTGTCAAAGCCATATTGCACCTTAGAACGTAGCTGCGGTTCCGGCAGTAACGCCAGCAGCAGCAGAGTACACGTTTCCAGCCCCGAATCCAGCAGCAGCTACAATCGGAGCAGTTCCGCTTGCCACGTTCATTCGGTTGTTCGAGATAAACGGGGTTGATGCCGCTGCCATGTTGATCGCAGCGGTTCCTGTGGTCACGATTCGATTGTTATCAATCAATCCGCGAAGAACCGTTGTAGCATTCAAAATAGCATTGGTTGTTTTGCCAGCAAAGTAATTGTCTTTGATGACATAATCCGCACCGACTTCGTGCTTGATTTGTGCGGTTGTGGTCGTTCCAGAATTAACCGCAGGACCAGTAAACCGACATCGCTCAACGCGGAATCGAGTTGCCGTTGCGGCAGTCAAAATCCCAAGAACACAACCCGCAGTTCCGGTATTGGTGATGAATTCGCAGTCTTCAAACGCTACGTTTGCACCAGTCACTTTGATGGCGGCAGTAATTGCATCAATTCCAGTGCAGTCAAATACCATATTCCGAATGACAATCCCGCTGCCGGAAATCACCATTTGAGCAGCAATTGATGTGGAAAACGTGATTATTGGACGAGCTAATCCCGTCCCTATACCAACGTAGAACACGTCGTCAACCGACAACGTGATACCCGCAGCGCCCACAACCGACTCCGTGTGAGACGGGCCAACGTACACTACGTCACCGCGACCCACAGTTGTCAGCGACTGAGCAACCGTTAGCGTGTTCGCCGGAAAGTTTGGGTAGTAACCTCCGGTTGCTCCATTTGAAGTGGCACTTGCGTCAACCCACCACACTTTCGAAAACGACGGAGCTGTCGTTCCCCTGAGTGCTTCTTGCGCATTTTGCCATCCTGTTGAATTCGTCGCCATGAATTACGCCTTTCCAAGTTTTTCGAGTTTGGCCGGGAACAGGGATCTGGCTTGCGCTACTTCCGATGGACCCCAACCGTAAGTTTCGTAAGTTGTCGCCGTTGGATTGTCTTGCAGGTCTTTCATGGCCTTCTTGACCTTTTCCAAAGACCCCCATTCCTTTGACATCAAGTTAATGGGGCTGGTCTTGATCAGATTCGGAGCATGAGCGTCATCCAACGGATTTTCGTCAATCGCAAAAATGTTCAGCCTGTTTGAGCTGATTTGTGCCGAAACATCCAAGAACGCTTTCGCGGCTCGAAAAGATTGAATGGCGCATCTTTCCGCATTTCCCGCAGAGTGAGGAGTAGTTTTGAAAATCTCAAACGCCAGCTTTTCCGCCATTGTTTGCATTTCGGTATCAACCATATTCTTGTCAATCGCCATGAGGCTTCTCCCTTCAAAAGTTAGTCAAGGAACGTAGGGTTAACTGCGGTTGGTTGCTTGAGGTTCCACGGAATGTAGAACGCACAGCCGAGTTGGGCGTTTGTTCCAATGTCCGGAATAGACAATTGGACGTTTGTGAATCCGTTATTGATATCC